TCTTCATAGTATTTAGACTTTTGCCCGTCTAGGTGGCTTTTAGCGCTGGCAACTTGCTCTTTAAGCGCTAATTTTTTTCTTCGTATATCTCTTTCTTCATCTGTGTCTTCATCGAAAGAGAATTGATCTTCCATAAGGAAGTTAATTTCTTCGTTGTTTAAATGAGGTTTAGTTTGCTTGTAAAACTCGTGCAATAAATCTTGATTATCCATTTCACTATAATCTTGATTAAGCTTTACATAGTCATTTAAATCGCCACCAGTTTCTTCCATAAAATCAACTAAGTTTTGAATGTTTTCTGGTAGTGGTTTTCCAGTAGCTTCAGCTTCTGCTATAGCTTCTTCAACCTGCTCTTCAACTTGCTCTTCAGTAATTTCTTCTAATACTGGAGTTTCTTGTGTTTGTGCTTCCGGTTGTACTTCTTCTTGTTTTTTTGAGGCGTTGGCATCTTCAGTGCTTGCAACCACTCCGCTGTCGTCAGCGTTACTTTCTTTAACTTCATCTTCTTTTGGTGTTAAGGGTTTACTTAAATCTACTTTAATAATTTCATCATTACCAGCAGACTCAAATTTACTTTCATCAACTTGAACCACGTTTTCATCACCCGGATCTTGTTGGTTTACTTTTGTAGTTTCTTCAACTACTTCTTCTAATTTTTCTTTCATAATATAATATAATAATAGTTAATAAATTTATCTAGGACCAAAGTTTGACATATCAATACCTCCACCTAGTATATCATTACCTGAAGACTCAAAGTTTTTAGGTGGTTTATTGTTTTTTCTTTGGTCAATCATCTCGCTTTGTTGAGATGCTTGGATTTTTGTTCTTTCATCTTTTCTGTCTTCTTTCATAACTTCTTTTGCATCAACTTCTTTTTTAACAATTTGCTCAAGTTGTTGATTTATTTCAAACTCAAACTGCATCAATTTCATTTTATGATCAACCTCAATTTGCATTTCTTGAATTTTTAGTTGAGATTTCATTTGCTCTAACTGTGCTTGGTTTTGCGATATTGCTTGGTTTTTTTGAACTTCAGCTTGAGCGGCAACTTGTTGGGCTTGAGCATTGGCTTGAGCCTGAGCCTCTATGTTTTGTTGCTGCATTAACTGATCGTTTTCTTGTTTCTTTTTTCTTCTAATTTTTAATACTTGATTTGCAAGTTTTATGTTTTTAATTTCTCTAACGTCAATAGCGTCTTCTAAGTCAACACTTCCTTGTTGAAGAGCCATTTGGATGTTGTTTTCAAGCATGCCTTTTTCTTCTTCATCTGGTTGTAAATCTAAAAATATACCAAAATCATAAAGATGTAATTCTGATAACTCTTCAAGAGTAGCTACGTTATGACCACCTACAGCTTGCATAAAAGCATTCCTTGTAGGTGAATATTCTAGTATATCAGATATTCTAAGTGATAGACATTCGCACGTTTCTGCTGTTAAAAATAATCCAGCTTGAAGAATATGTTTTGTAGCAACATTTGAATTTGCTGCTGCTATTTTTTGTACTCCTACTAAAGAGTTTTTGTCAGGCGTGCTAGCATCTCTAGCTTCGTTTAATCCAGTTACGTCTCTTATCATTTGAAGATAATAGTTATAAGTCTGTATTAAGCTTTGCATTTTATTACCACCGCTTCCTGATTGGATTTCTTGAATAGGTATTTTCCCAGGATTTTGATCTCCATCTGCGGTAAAAGATCTACCAATAACAGATCCTGTTTGGAAGAACATGTTTAAAGCTTCTTGTGGATTATAGTTTGTTCCATTTCCTAAGTCTATTTCAGCTAAACCATCTGCATCTAAGTAAACACCATCAGGTACTAATCTAGACATTACTTGCTGGAGCTTTAAGTGCGTTAACTGAATCATATCAGCAAATCCAGTAATTCTACTTACAAGAGATTCAATTTTTCCATTATACATTCTAGGAGCAACAATAGAGTAATTCATTTTAACTTTAGTAAAATCACTTTTAGGACGCATCATGTTTTTAGACATTTCCCATTTTAGTAATTTTTCAGTACCAAGAATTAAAGCTCCTTCATATAAACACTCTATAGATCTTTGTAGTTTTGAGTAATTAAAACCAGTATCTTCAGGTGGATTAAACGAGTCATCTTTAGGTATTATTTTTGTAGCACCACTACCAGTTTCTTTTACTTTATAAACTTCATTCATATAAGTTTTATAATTAAAATATAAAACTTGAACTTTGTTATTGTCCTCTTCTTTTAAATTAGAACCTGTTTTGTTATAATTAGATTGGTGATAGTTTTTGTTTTTAACTATATCTTTTAAATCTTCCTCTGATAAATGAGGAAATTCTTTTATAAGTTCATTTATTGGTATAGTTTTTACCTCACCAACATAGTACACGTCATCAAAATAAGGGGATTCAGTATAAGAGTAAACTAAGTCAGCTGGATCAACATAGTCAATAACAACCCCTTCTGAAGTATTGAAAGAAGTTTTTACTGCACCTATACCTAAAACAGTTAAATCATAATAAAATTGTTTTTTTATAAGTTCGTATCTATTACCTTCCATTAAAACGTTTATAGCTTGTTCTTCAGCTATTTCTACAGCTTGCTTGTAAGTTAATTGCATGTGTAAATCAAGTTCTTCTTCAGTTCTAGGTAAATCCTCTTGATCGTTATTATATAAATTAATACCTGTAGTTTCTTGAACAAAATCATTTATATCTCTCGATCTTATATCAGAAAGCACAGAATTCATATATTTAGTTCTCTTTTCCATACCGTAAGGATCTTGAGAATACGCTTTAACATCATACGTTCTTTCAGCAATCCCATTAACAACAATATCTACAAATTTAGGTATAATTGGTACTGGTTTCCAGTCTAAATTAAGATAGGACAAATCACCGTTTATAGATAATTCATCCTTATATTTTTGGATTGATTGTTCACCTCTAGCGTATAATCTTAAATTATGAAAATTATTTTGATTAGTTCTATATCTATTAGATCCTCTATCTGTATGAAACCACTCAGTTTCAATAGCTTTACCTACTTTTAAGCCATAGTCATAGCTCATTTTTTCCAAATCACTAACGACTTGGCTCGGAAAATAATTATTTATAACAGACTCTGCCATATTTATTTTTTGATTAATTTAGATGTATTACCTTGGTTTGAATACTTGGAAATACTTATATTTAGTTTTGGTTTCTCAACAGTGGCATTGGGTTTATAAAGATGTCTGTTACAAGCCATAATAGCTAATCCAGAACTAATAGACGCATCGTGTTTTGTTCTTTTGTTTATATCAAATCTAGACCAATCATTTAGTAGTTCGTTAAAATAACAGTCTCCAAACGTTCCATCTTGTTTCATACCAACGTGCGCTTGTATGTACATTTCAATAGCAGCAGCATGAGCTTGTTTTATGTCTTCACTTGAATTTGGTATTCCACCAACTTCTTTTTCAGCTACAGATAGTTTGTTCCATATTTTATCAGGGCGATTCATAGAAAACCCTCTATATCCTCTTCTTCTAAAATAATATAATAGACGAGGTTTATTATTCTCTGCGAGTATAGGCATACTGTAAAATACGCAAGCCATTAAAATATCTTCAAAGAATATCTCTGCGGTCTGCGGTCTTGCTAAATATTCTAAAAAGAAACTATTAGCTGGAGCATCTTCCATGCTGAACTTAGTTAAACCATGTAATGCACCTTTAGACCCTTCACCATCTACAGTTCCTGATATATCATATGAATCACATCCAAAAGCACCCATATGCTCATTTCCTGGCCACTTAATACCGTTTTTTATTACAACTTTGTTTTGTATATTTACCGGTGGTACCCAGCTTATCTTAAACCTACCTTTTTTATCTGGGTAAAATATAACAGTTGAATCCTTTATTCCATTCACCCATTGAAAATTACCTCTTGTAACTCCTAAGGTTCTAGACATCTCTTCGTTGTAATCTATCTGTTCGTATATCTTAACTAGATTAAAGATACTACCTTTTGCTTCGTCTCTAAACGCGTGTTCTGTAGTTCTTGGGAATTGTCTGTAAAATTCGTTTAAAGCATCTTGATCACTTTTAAGTCCGTCA